ATGAAGTCGCTAAACATCCTGATAATCCGATGAAGCGGCAATATAATATCAACATTGAAGATAAAGCGTGTATGTGGTGTAAGCATTTATTCATCAGACACGGAATAAAGGGTACAACCAAAAAGATCCCATACGAATGGATATATCCTCGTTCGTTCTCTCTGAAAAAATAAGGCTGTACAATCTACCTCAAATATGGTATTATATACTGAATAATGGCTCATAATAAACATGTTATAGACAATTCGAATAAGGACATTGATAGCTTGCTCTTTAATGGTGTGTCTACTCGTCATGAGGCCAAAGAGTATTATCTCAATTTAGCAGGCGATTGGGAAGATCCTAATCCAAAACCTGTCGTCAAGGTACACGAAGGTGTGAGAGTGGTAAGAGATGATCTTCTCGTTGGAAGTAAAGTTCGAGGTGGAGATTGCTTAGTATCTAACATTAAAGAAAATACTCTCGTGTATGTTCAGCCTCGTACTGGCCTCGCAGGAGTTTCTCTTCTCGATGTGGCAAAGCGGCATGGTAAAAAAGTTAAACTCTTTATGCCATCTTCGAAACAAATATCTCATCATCAGGCGTGTTGCATAGAGCAAGGCGCAGAGTATGAATTCCATCGTATCGCTGCTATGCCTAATCTAAATGCAATCGCTAAACGATGGGCAGATGAGAATGATGATGCTTATTTTATTCCACTTGGTTTAAAACATGAACTTGTGACAGCAGGATTTGTAAAGGCTGCATCTCAGATCAAGGAACCAGAGGAAGTATGGACCGTCATTTCAACAGGTGTGTTACATCGTGCACTTCAGATTGCATGGCCAAATGCTAAGTTTCACTGTGTGGCAGTATCGCGTAACATGAAAGGCGGTGAGATTGGCCACGATAGAATCATATCTCATGCACTGCCATTCACTACACCGATTAAAGAAGGTTTACCACCATTCCCATCTGTAGCAACATACGATGCGAAAGCTTGGGCATCAATACCTAAAAACACAGATCGCGACATTTTATTTTGGAACGTTGGCACCAACCCAACATTAAACGACGAATCAATATACGAAAGAATAGACTCATATAGAAAGTGGAAGAAAGATGAAAAGTAAAGTACTGTTAACTGGTTTAGGACCAATCTCGAATAAGATTGCTTCTCACAAAGCCGCACAGGCTATCATATATGCTGATCAAATCAGGGAAGCTGGAAATAAAACTGATATCAATTTGGTGTCAAATAAGATTACTGATTATTCAGAATATGATGCGCTTGCATTCTATCATGGCAGCGATTGGAGCGGCAACCTAAATCTCTTCGGTGGAATTCAAGCATATCCAAATAGAGAGTTCCTTGTTGCTCTTTCTCGATTCAAAGGACCAGTCAATTCCTTGATGGTTGATTTCCCTGATTATGCAGGAATGTTTCAAGACAGATTACGAAAGGCTGCCTGGAAATGGGACGATGTCGATTGGGAAGGACTCAAGGCTTTACAATATCGAGCAGTTACAATTGATCCAAATAAAATAAAGAGATATAACCGTATATCAATAGGTGATAGTCATGCTATTTGTATGTATCGCCCACGTTGGGAAAATGTATCTCGTCCATTCTCAACATTGCATGGATCGATCAAGAAGGGATTTGAAACGTTTATTCCCGGTGCCTCAGAGTATGATATCATTGAAACATACTTTGGCAACATTGATATACGCCATCACCTATGTCGGTTCGATGATCCTATCCTTGAGGCGAAGAAATTGGCTGATCGATATGCTAGAGAATTAAACCGAATCTCTCGTAAATATCAGGCCAAGACACTCGCTTACGAACCTCTCCCGATCGAGAATGAATCTCGTAAGGTTCCTAAGACTGGATGGTATAAAGGAACGCCATTCTTTGGGTCCTGGGATGAGCGGAATGAGGTTCGAGAAGCATTCATTTCTCAGCTTCAATTGAATGCGAATGTCTATATGTGGACCGACCAGCTGAAAAATGGCTCTGGAGAGCTCAATTTTGATGTCATGGAGAAGCCCCAGTCAGTCCACCTGTCACGGGCATCATATCCCCATTGGCAGGGCAGAGACTGGACAGAGCCCCAGGAGACCAGCAATTTAGACTCATTCTTTGCGTAAAAAGGCTTTACATTTGCTCACAAAAATGGTATAATTAGATCTATTAATCAAACAACAATATGTCACTATTAGAAAAACTAAAGAAATCAAGTCGAGTCACTGGCACAGATGTGCTATCAGACTCCAAACTATTCGGCGAGAAGGAGCTTACTTCTACGCCAGTATCCATGGTAAACGTCGCTTTATCTGGAAGTATCGACGGTGGATTGGCCTCAGGTCTCACTGTTCTCGCTGGTCCATCAAAACACTTTAAGACCTCATTTGCTTTGCTTATGGCAGCAGCTTATTTAAAGAAACATGAAGATGCAATATTGCTCTTTTATGATTCAGAGTTTGGTTCTCCTCAGTCATACTTCGAAGCATTTGATGTAGATACAGGTCGTGTACTTCATACACCTGTCACAAACATTGAAGAACTTAAGTTTGATCTTGTTCATCAGCTAAATGAAATCGAACGTAAAGACAAGGTGATTGTAATTATTGACTCTGTTGGTAATATCGCTTCGAAGAAAGAAGTCGAAGATGCCGAGAACATGAAGTCAGTTGCAGATATGACTCGAGCCAAAGCTCTTAAAGGTCTATTCCGTATGATCACACCAATGTTGACACTCAAAGATATTCCTCTTCTTGCTGTCAACCATACATACATGGAACAAGGAATGTTCCCTAAAGCTGTCGTGAGTGGTGGCACAGGTGTCATGTATTCTGCTGACAATGTATGGATCATCGGTCGTCGTCAAGAAAAGACTGGTACCGAGATCGTTGGTTATGACTTTGTTATCAATGTTGAGAAATCAAGATTTGTAAAAGAAAAGTCAAAGATTCCTATCTCTGTCACATGGGAAGGTGGTATCGAAAAATGGTCAGGCCTTACAGAAGTTGCCCTTGAAACAGGTCACGTTGTCAAACCAAAGAATGGTTGGTATATGGCAAAAAATCCTGCCACTGGCGAAGAATTGTCGGGCAATGTTCGTATGAAAGATACACTCAAGAAAGAATTCTGGGACAATGTCTTTACCAATACAGACTTTAAAGCTCAAGTTGAAGAGAAGTATAAAGTTGCTTATCGCTCTATCCTCGGAGAAGAAGATGAAATCGATGGATGATAAATTCGTATATGTAGAAAAGAAGGACTCAGAACTTTATTCATTAAAGATTGTACAAAGTCCTTATAATGGTGTAATATATACCTATGGTGCTGTTACTATTGAAGAAGATGTCGAAAAAGATTTGGCTCGTCTTAAGTTTAACTACCATATTGAAGAAGCTCCAGCTCCGTACTCAAAGCAGGAGCTTGAAGAAAGTGACGAATTCCGAAACTATATCGGTGACATATTAGCAGAAATACTAGAAGATCAAACAGCACAAATTGGTAATGCAGGAGATAGAGACGATAATACTGAAATCATTGACGAATAACGAGGTTTTTCTCAGAAAAGCCCTTCCACATATTAAGAAGGAATACTTTGAGAAACAACATCAAGCAGTCTATGACATATTCCTAAAGTTCGTAACAAAGTATAATAAGTTGCCAACTCCAGCGATCCTCGAGATCGAGTTCAAAGAATCTGAATATACTAATCGTCCTATTGCAAACGATACTCTCACTTTAATTAGGGAACTAAATAATGATAATGATGTTGAATTGGATTGGTTGATAGAGTCCACTGAAAAATGGTGTAAGGATAGAGCTGTCTATCTTGCACTCATGGAATCTATCTCTATTGTTGATGGAAATACCGACAAGGCCGAAGGAGCAATCCCGGACATATTGACAAAGGCCTTGTCGGTTACCTTCGATACCAATGTCGGTCATGATTACTTTGAGAATGTTGAAGAACGTTATGACTTCTATCATCTAAAAGAAGATAAGATCCCATTCAACATTGAACTTCTGAATACAATCACTAAAGGTGGTGTACCAAGAAAGTCATTGAATATTATTCTTGCAGGTACAGGTGTAGGTAAAAGTTTAGCAATGTGTCATTTTGCTGCAGATGCCTTATCACAAGGTCGCAATGTTCTTTACATTACTCTTGAAATGGCTGAAGAAAAGATTGCTGAAAGAATCGATGCTAATCTATTTGATGTAGATATCGCTACTCTTACAGATCTAAGTAAAGATGCCTTTATAAACAAGGCTCATATTGCTAATCAAAAGACACA